GTTGCCGTTTCCCATGTCCAGCCGTAACGGATCTCATAGTACATCAGGTCAATTTCAGTAATCCCTGTCCAAGTAATATTGATTAGCGACCTGTCGTTTTCATCCTGTACAAGTTTGATATTTGTTACAGGCGAAGGATTCAAATCCCATTCTGCGCCGAAACTCGCCGGATACAAGCTATATTTCCCGGCTACTGTCACGGCTTTAATCCACCAGGTATGTTGGCCTTCATCTGGTATTTTGTCATCAAAGAATGTCGCCTGTACCCGTTGTCCAACCACAACACCGGAATCCCAACTGGCTCCACGCCGAATCTCAAAGTACTGAATATCTAAACTCAACGGGTTACTCCATGTAAGATGCACGATTGACCGGTCACTGATAGACTGTGAGCCCGTAAACCCTGTTACGTCATAGGCTTCAATAAATGTCGATACAGACACATTCGACACGTTGGAATAGTAGCCGGCAACAGTTTTTGCCCGAACCATAATGTTATAGCTACCTGATGCGGGAATTTCCCACTCGTAGGACGTCGCCTGGGTGAAATCAATGTAAGTGCCGGTGTCCCAATCATGGCCATAACGCAGTTCATAACCTGAAATGTCATGACCAGGAGAAGCATCCCACGTAATCAGCAATTTACTGCGATTTAACGGTTCTTGCTTATAGTCCAAATTTCGGGGTGCATCCGGTCTGAGCGTTACCTGCAAAATCTGCTCTGCTGGTGTGGCACTTTCCAAGCCGCCGTTGTTGACGGCCTTGATCATAAATTTCATACTGCCCTCTGCCGTTGGCTCATAAGTATAAGTCAAAGCTTTCAAGTGCGTGATGATCGTTGCAGTGTCCCAATCGTCGCCAACTTTGATGATATACTCAGCAATATCTTTTTCTGTGTTGGCTTGCCATTTCATGACTAACTGGCTGCGATTCGTGTCCTGTGGTGCAACGGAAAAACCAGCCACTTGGGCTGGCCTTGGGTCGAGTGCGATTGTCACGGTTGCCGGTGTCTTAGATAGATTGCCGCTGTTGTCCACAGCGTAGACTGAAAAGGTAAAGTTTCGTGTCTCGGTAACTGTGTAAATATAGCGCGTGTCGCTAATCGGCGTTGGTGTGAGGATATTATTGCCTTCGCGAAGCTGATAGCCTCGAAGATCAATATCCGTCACAGCTGGCCAAGACAGGGTTAATTTTGTATTATCTGTTTGATCAATGACCGCCGCAATGCTTGGAATGTCAGAAGGCGGCGCATCCTTGCCTGTGATTGTTATAGGATCGGATATAACTCCACTTGAAAATATTCCTAAAGACGTTTTGCTTGACGACTTAATTTTAATCAGATAAGTGGCACCAGTTTTCACATTTGGGATAATAAAAACATTTGTACTATATGTTCCGCCGTAAGTCCATGTAACGCCATTATCATCACTATATTCAACGATTGCACTGCCAAATAAAGACGAGTCTGGAAAGTCGCAAGTGCCAGTCATATATGAAACAATAGTACCATCTTTTTGCCGATAATAAACCTGTCCAAGTTGTATGTTTGACACATCGGGAGGTGCTTGCGTTGGATTTGGTAACTTCGTGATATTCACAACAAGGGCCACGCTTCCCTGTGCATCTAAATAGAGGGCTTCATTATATTCGCGGCAATAAAGCTGTATACTAATTCCTTGCGGCTCGGTCATGCCTAAAATACGGTAACGTTTGTAGGTCAATCCTGGCTCAGTTACTTGTGTAATCGGGTCAAATATGCCTATAACGTCGCCGATGGTTCTGTTCAATGCTCTTTTATTGCAAGTGTATGTAATATACTCGCCGCAAGTCTGCGCCTGATTCACATAAAACCATGCGTGTTGAGATGCCTGCTTAAAGTTCGTAATACCATTCACTTCAACCGTTTTTGTAAGGGGCACCTGGTTCCTAAAAGGCCCTTTTATCGTAGCAGGCGCACCAACATTTTGCCATTCATAATCGGGATCGCGATATTTTAGAATGATTCGTTCAACATCTTCCTTTAATTCCTGCCAATCAAGCTGTATTGATTCCGTTTTCTTGACAATAAATATCTGACTAACAGGCTCCGGCTTATCGAGCAGAATACCATGTTTGCCATTCTGATAAGTACGCCAAGCCCGAAAACAAAGCAGCATATCATTAAGCCAATCTTGGCGACTTTTTTTATTGTCGAGAATGAGATTGACTGACCAACGGCGGCTATTATCAGCAGGCTGTGCGTAGGCAGCAGCATCGATAAAACTTTGTATGTCAATATTAGCAATCGGAATATTGCAGCCATCAATGGAGGTCATGAAGTCCAAGACGCACCAAACGTTATCTGACCAGGCCTCATGGTAAGTTGTAGGGGTATCATAGATTCTGACTATGCGGCCTTCCCATATTGCTGTAAGATTTGGATCCCCGCTAAGCTTGTCACTAGCCGTAATTGTTAAAGCAAGATAGGCATCGTATTTCATACCACCAACTATCTTAGCTTTTGCTTCTTGTGTTGCCCCTGTAACGCGGCTATCAATTTGTTGCTCCCCATCGCCCATATAAGCAGTATAAGAACAACTTGGTAAGGCATCGCTAGTAACCGCAAGAGTTGTATTAGTGCAATCCGTTCCATACCAAACGCCCAAATAGCCAAAAACTATGTTTTTAGTGTTAATATCTTTCATAAGGCTAATATCAAAAGCACTCTCCGAAGCAGCGTGCCAACCAGAAAAACTATTAATCCAGGTGATAAGCTCTAAACTCGTTTTACTTGTACAATCAAGTGAGTTACTTCCTGATAGCGTATATAAATAGAACACTTTACCTGTGTAGCGACAACGGCCATATAATTCACTACCTGTATAAGAGATGGTAAAAAGAGTTGCTGCATTGATGGGTTTGTCGTCTAGTCTGACATCAGACACGCCTTTATTGTGCCCAAGCCCAAAACCTACAAGTCTTTGCACGGTCTGACCTTCGCCCGATTGCCACAAGTTGTTTCCGGCACATTTGACTTTACCATAGATAATGGGCATGACCGAATCTGAATTTGTCTGTGTTTGAAGAGTGCCTATGCTATAGGTGGGGCTACTGTTATTACTCACCTTTTTGCCAAACAGTTTGTTTGTTACTGCGTTAAGCGCATAACTAACAATCAGCCTACCAACTAGCGTTTTTCCTAACCATCCAACAACTGCGCTTGCCATCTAAACACCCCCTCTAACCTGCGACATATCAAACTGAATCTACATCTTTCCATCGTTTCACCTGTCATGCAGTGTACAATCCAATCATCCCCCATATAGACACCCAAGTGTAAAAAACCAAAGGGCATACGAAAGGCCACCACGTCACCGGGGTTAATCTCCTCCGGGTTGACAGGGTGGCCATGCTTTTTTAAAAGCACTAAAACTGATTCGGCAAAGGTGTTCCCTTCTTCGGGCCAGTCGTAACGTGGAATTTCAGGGTACAGCATATAGACAGGCATCATGCAGCCATAGGCTTTTCCTTCGTCATCAAGCTTACTGTACCCCTTACCAATGTACTGAAGTAAGTCTTCAGGCCTCATGATGAGCGTATAACCATCTGCATAGGTGTGGAAGGGTGTCCCTGGTATCTCAAAATATTACCAAGTGCTTCACAGGTTGTTATTGTTTGATCACAAGGCCCATTTGTATTTGTTGCCCGGCAGCGACTATCACCATAGGTCAATTGGCAAGTCGGACCATAATCCATGTTTGGGGCATCAATCTCATAATCAACTATATCCCGCGTTACGTTGCAGCTAAAATCACTCAGCACCATAGACAGCTTATCCATGACGCCCTCAAATCTCCACACCGCGCCTTCTTCTAAATGGTCAAGAAACACGTCTTCGATCACACAGCGGCAACCCTTCAGAGCCTTGCCATTATTGGCCATGTAAGCGGCCCATTCTTGCCACTTGTTAGTAAGTTTCAGGCTTACTTGCTCTTTATCGCCATCAGTATTTGAGGCAATGTCTCCGCGCGTGATATTCGTGGAAACATAAAGCGTTCCATCAGGCATAGTCAAATCTTTGTTATCATTGGCCACGAATCGAAAAGGCTGTCCGTTTGCTGTATTAGCCGCGTAAATTGTTACTAGCATACGGGTCATTATTTCTGATTCCTGCGCTGCCTCTTCAAGTGCGGGAGTCATGTCTTTACTCATCAGTTACCACCTCAACAATCGGCAAATCAGAAGTATTATAACCCATACTAGACACGGTGGAATCTAAATCATCCGTATCAAACCGGACAAGATACGTTTTATCGTCGCCTCCTGTGGGCCTGCCGTACTTGTCAGTGCTTGAGTACACCCAGCTAAAGGCCTGCCACTTGCCACGTCGGGCAATAAAAAAAACCTCAACGGCTGTGTAATCTTCAGGGGTTTTCTCGAAGGATAAAGTCCATGTTCTGCGCGGGTTTGACCAGAGGGCATTTCTTTGTTCATGGGAAGTGTATTCGCTATCCACATCAGTGCT